AAGAACGTAGCAATGCGCTACGATGAAGCAGGTCATGATAGATTTGAAGTAGAAGGTGCTGATTGGTTCTTTGATGGTGGCGTTCAAATCACAATTGGTGATTCCACCCAATCTAATGATAAAAATACAGGTGCCTTAGTTGTAGAAGGTGGTGTTGGAATTGAGAAGAATCTGAATGTTGGCGGAACAATAATTGTTGAGGGTTCTTCAATATTTGATTCAATCAAAATTGAAGACAATGTAATTTCCAGTCTTTCGGGAAGTGGAGATACAATTTACATTGATCCATATCCCGATGGTTTGAGTAATGAAGGTACGGTTGTTGTAAAAGGTAACCTTCAAATTGATGGAACAACAACATCTGTAAACTCAACATCAGTTGATGTAAACGACCCAATCATTGTTCTTGGTGATGTAACTAGTGTCAGAACGGTTATGGAAACCGTTGTATCTGGTGTAAGTACAATCAGACTTGATTCTGTTGTTGGAATCAATACTGGTGATATTATTAGTGGGAATGCAGGTCTCAATGTTGGTGCTGCCAATACTGTTACAGCATACGATTCAGTAAATAAGATTATCACTTTAACTGATGCTACTATTTCTGGTATTTCTACAACAGCACAACTGACAATTACTCACGCATTTGACACCAATACTGACCGTGGTATTGGATTTAATTATAACACCAGTAGTGGAACATCAAACAATAAAATTGGTTTCTTTGGTTTAGATGATAGTTCTATTGCTGACAGTACCGTAACAACTTTAACTCACGGTACTCACGCTGATGACAGTAGAAGATGGACCTACGTTCCAGATGCTTCGATTACTAATAGTGTCGTTGCTGGAACAAAAGGATTCTTAGATGTTAAAGGTATCTATTATCAGTCTGGTGATTTCAGCACCAATGGTGTTGTATTCTTTGATGATACTGGATTACAAAGATCCACAAATAATCCACAATCACCAACTATTACTTCAAAGCAGGTATTAACTGCTGTTACAAAGAATACGTTGGTTGTTAATAACGCAGTTACTCTGTCCGTTGGAGACGTTGTTAAGCAAGATACAACAAATGCTTATGGAATTGTTGAGTCTGCTGTAACAGGCGGAACTACAATTGACCTTGTAGGAGTTGAAGGAACTTTCGATGCTTCTAATAACCTTAGAAGAGAAGGGCAGAATGGATTTATCTCCAATCTTTCCTCTGTACCCAACACGGTTACAACCATATATACTAATAAACCAACCTGGACCTCAACATTAGATGGAGGAAGCTTTTAATTAATGGAAAATCAGAATGAAGTGGATGTGAATGTTTTGGTTAAACTTTACAATTCCAAATTAGCAACTTTGACAAATCAAAATGTATTGCTTGAAGCAAAATTAGCAACTCTGACTCAGGACTATAAAAGTCATATTGAAGCATTGATAGAAGAGAATGCTGATTTGAAGCAACAATTAGAAGAGAAGGCGGAGTAAGGAATGGCAAAACCATCAACTAGACAAGAACTAATTAATTATTGCTTTCGACAACTTGGTGCTCCAGTATTAGAAATTAACGTCGATGACGACCAAGTTGACGATCTAGTTGATGATGCCATTCAATATTTCAACGAACGTCATTATGACGGCGTTGAAAAAATGTATCTTAAGTATAAAATTACTCAAGATGATGTTGATAGGGGAAAAGCATCGGGAACGAATGGAGTGGGAATTGTCACCACTACAGGAACTTCTACAATAACTGGTTATGGAACAACAACTTTTAATTTCTATGAAAACTCCAATTACATACAAGTACCAGAATCTGTAATTGGAATTGAAAAGATATTTAAGTTTGACACCAGTTCTATTTCTGGTGGAATGTTCAGCATTAAATATCAACTGTTTTTGAATGACTTATACTACTTTAACTCGGTAGAACTTTTACAATACTCAATGGTAAAATCATATCTTGAAGATATTGATTTCCTCCTAACCACAGATAAGCAAGTAAGATTCAATAAGAGACAAGATAGATTGTATCTTGATATTGATTGGGGGTCTCAAGATGCTGGCGATTTCTTAGTTCTTGAGTGCTATAGGGCATTAGATCCAGCATCATTCTCACAAATTTATAATGATAGTTTCCTCAAAAAATACTTGACTGCTTTAATTAAGAGACAATGGGGTCAGAATCTCAGTAAGTTTAAAGGTGTTAAACTTCCTGGAGGTATTGAGTTAAATGGTGGAGAAATCTATCAAGCGGCGGAACAGGAACTAGCAGATATTAGATCAAGAATGGCAATGGAATATGAACTTCCACCTCTCGACTTTATTGGATAATGGCACTTAATCCCTTTTTCTTACAAGGAACCGCTTCTGAGCAAAGACTTGTTCAGGATATTGTTAATGAGCATTTGAGATTTCATGGAATAGAAGTTATATACATTCCTAGAAAGTATGTTAATAAAAAGACTATTTTAGAAGAGGTTCAATCATCAAGATTTGACGATAATTTTGCTATTGAAGCATATTTGAATAATTATGATGGATATGGCGGCGCAGGAGATATATTAACTAAGTTTGGAATGAGTATAAGGGATGAACTCATTCTTACGATATCAAAAGAAAGATTTGAGGACTTCATATCACCATTTATGTCTGGACTAGATGACGAAAGTGGTGAGGGAGAGATTATACTTTCTACCAGACCAAGAGAAGGAGACCTTATCTACTTCCCATTAGGGCAGAGACTTTTTGAAGTGAAATTTGTAGAGCATGAAAATCCTTTCTTCCAGTTAGGTAAAAATTATGTTTTTGAGTTGAAATGTGAACTCTTTGAATACGAAGATGAAATTATTGATACTTCAATCGAAGAAATTGATATTCAGGCTCAGGAAGAAGGATATATTACTACGCTAAGATTGATTGGAGTTGGTGCAACAGCAACAGCTTCTGCATCATTATCTGGTTCTGTTCCTAGTGGATATATAAAGGAAATATTCTTAAATAACGACGGTGCTTTATATACTTCTGCTCCTGTAGTAGCAATTAGCACTTCTCCAACTGGTCAACCAGGTGACAATGCTCAGGCGGTAGCATTTATACACAAAAAGGGAGATGTTACCTCCGTTGAGAAAATATTACTTACCAATGCTGGTGCTGGATATACTGCCCCACCAACGATTACAATAAGTGGTGGTGGTGGAATTGGTGCTGCAGCGACTTGTTCAATCGAAACAACTTATAATGGTGTTGTAAGATTTACCGTACTTGATGGAGGTTCTGGATTTGGGACTTCTCCAGTTGTTACTGTTGCAGCTCCAGGAGAAATAGCATTGTCTGGTGTTGGACAAACTGCCGTTGGAATAGCTTCCATAGGAGTTCAAGGAGGCACTAACGTTGTTAAATCAATTTACATATCAAATCCAGGATTTGGTTATACTGCCACAACAACGGTAACAATTTCCGACCCAGAGAGTATTTCTGGGACTGGAGTCTATTATTTCAATGAGGTTATTTACGGATCTAGGTCTAAAACAGAAGCAAGAGTTAAGGAGTGGGATGAAGATACTAAGATTCTTAAAATTTCTAATGTAAGTATTGGATCTACACAACTGGGATTCTTTGCTGGAGAAAATATCATTGGAAAAGACTCTGGAGCAGTATACACTCTCCAAACTTATACACAAGATGATACCTATGATAAATACACTGAAAATGATGAATTTGAAACTCTTGGTGATGACATTGTAGATTTCACCGAGACTAACCCATTTGGTACGTATTAATGCTAGGAACTTATTATTATCACGAGATAATACGAAAAACAATTATAGCGTTTGGTACGCTATTTAATGATATTCATATCAGACATCAGAACCAGAGTGGTAATGATATTAGTGATATAAAAGTTCCACTTGCTTATGGTCCAAGTCAAAAATTCTTAGCAAGAGTTACTCAGCAACCAGAACTGAACAAACCAGTTCAAATTACGATGCCAAGAATGTCATTTGAAATGACATCGATTCAGTATGATCCAACAAGAAAATCAAGTCTTATTCAAACATTTAAGACTTGCGACGATGGGAGCAAGGCAAAGAAGGTGTTTATGCCGGTTCCATATAATATCGGATTTGAGTTGAATATTCTTTCAAAGTTAAACGATGACTCTTTACAGATAATTGAGCAGATTCTTCCATATTTTCAACCACACTTTAATCTTACAGTTGACTTAGTAGATTCTATTGGTGAGAAAAGAGATGTTCCAATTATTCTGGAATCAGTAAGTTTCCAAGATGATTATGAAGGAAATTTTGATACAAGAAGAGCATTGATTCACACTCTTCAGTTTATGGCAAAAACATATTTGTTTGGTCCTATTTCCGACAGCAGCGATGGACTTATTCGTAAGGTTCAGGTTGATATGTATACTAGCACTGATGTAGCTACTGCCAAACGTGAAATGAGGTATACAGTTCAACCCGATCCATACTCAGCAAATCCAGGAGATAGTTTTGGATTTGATGAGGAGTGGACTTTCTTCTCTGACGGAAAGGAATATAGCCCAACACGCCAAACCGATATTAACTAATAACTATGACTGATAATTATGATTCCATTGACAAGGCACTCAATATTGAGAGTAGCATTGTTGAAGCAGAAAGAGTGGAGATTCAAAAACCACCAATCCCTGCCGATAGAAATGATATTAGAAAAGATTATGAATACACCCGTGCTAATCTATATTCACTTATAGAGAAGGGTCAGGAAGCGATTAATGGAATTATGGAACTTGCCGGTGAAAGCGCAAGTCCAAGAGCATATGAGGTTGCTGGACAACTGATTAAGAGTGTTGCTGATACTACAGATAAGTTAGCAGATCTTCAGAAAAAACTCAAAGATTTGGAAGAAGATACT